CGCACACTCCCGTCTTGCCGTTCTGGCGCGGAACCTCGAGGATGCACAGAGAGTTGAGCAGCCTGCCGTCATCGTCCAGCGCGAGCCAGTCGTTGAGGATCGACGCCTGCCACGGGTGCGGCGGCATGCCGTAGACACGGGACAGCTCCACCGCCTGCCTGCCCTCGGTGCGGTCGTAGCTGTCGCACCACGAGTAGGTCGGGGTCTGGCGACCGCGCCTAGCCATCCGCGCCGCCGTTCAGAATCTGGTCGAGCGGCGTCGCGCCGGACTTCGCGGCCTCCGCGTCCTCGATCGCCTTCAGGCGGTCCATCGCCTCGAACATCCCAGAGGCAAGCGGCTTGATGTCGCGCCCGCTGTCCGTCATGTCGAGCACGCGGGCGTACTTGCGGACCACCTCGCGCGTCACGGCGAGCTCGTCGCCGCCCCTCCACGCCTCCTCTATGGTGGTGGAGGAATCCGAGAGCGGTCTGTTCTTGGGCATCTGCCGCCTCCTTATTGTGGTTTTTAGGGTCCAGGTGTGCCGCTGCTATGCCCCCGGGGTCAGGCCTGACCCATGGGGAGGGGTGGCCCCCTACCATCTGCGCGAGGTCGGCATGTCCGCCGTCTTGCGCGAGACCGCCTTCGCCCCCTTCGCCGCCGAGCGCGCGAACAGCACGAACTCGGCGGGCGACCTCCACGCCCCGAACGCGGCGCGCGCGGCGGTCGCGATGGACTGCACGCGGCCCACGGGCTTGTCCCCTCGCCACTGGTTGCAGCAGCGGTGGGCGGCGCGGACGTTCGCGGGGTCTATGGCGCTGCCGCCCTTGGAGATGGGAACGATCTCGTCCAGTTCGAGCGCGTACGGGTGGCGCGCCGGGTAGGTCGGCGAGATGGGAAGTCCGCACATCCAGCAGCGCTGGGGCTGCGACGCCATGCGCTTGCGGAGCGCCGTGCGCGCCGAGTAGTTCGCGTAACGCGGATTGCTCGACGGCATTCGGTCACCCCGATCAGGTTGTCATTGTGGAATGGGCGGCGGCGCGGGACAGACCAAGAAGGAGGTGTCCATGCGTTGCACGAGAAAGGAGGAGAGAGCGTTGCGCACCCGCGCTTCGCCGCCACGTTATTTATATCGCGGATTGAGCCTGCAGAGGCCTGCATTAACCTGCAAATAACTGCGATGAGCTGCAGAGACCTGCAGAAGTCTGCAGTCGCGGCAAAGGAAAAGCCCCGGGCGCGGGTGATTGCGCTCGGGGCGGTGAAATGCCGACGGGTGCGGCGATGATGATAATGCGTTAGATGCTTCGAAGTGTTTCAGAACAGCGGCGCCTGACCCACTCCCTCGCGCGCGGCGGCGACGCCGACCAGCTCCACCCAATCGAGCGCGGCGTCATGGTCCGCATGGGCCTGCCGTTCGGATATGCACATGGAGTTCGACAGCCTGCGCCAGTCCTCGTCCTCGCAGTAGCGCAGTTCCAGCACATCGCCCCATCGGCTGCACGGATTCGCCGCGCGTATGCCCGAGCACACGGCGCGGGCGTCCTCCACGATCGCGCGGAGCTCGGCGACCTCGGACGCGATTCGCGCCTCGGCGTCCATACGCGCGTCCGTCATGCGCATAACGTCGTGATCCCCGCCGTACGACTTGCCGATCGCGTCGTAGCGCTGGGCGCGGACACCCTCGCGCGACCGCATGGCCTCGACGCGGGCGAGGCACCCGTCGATTCTGCGTTGCGCGGCCCGCGCGTTCTCGAAGTACTCCCGTGCAGTCATGCTCCCCCTCACATGTCTTTAGCAGGTCTTTTATTATACGCCTTGTAAGTGAAGCGCTTTAATTTGCGCACATGGGAAAAGCCCGCGACGGAAGGACCGCCGCGGGCGTTAATCACCAGATCGCGTCCCTCAGTTCGCATGCGAGCCAGAATTTGAACGCGCAAAGCCGCGCGTCATCCTTGGACATCGGCTCGTCGCCGTAGCTCTCCACCAGTTTCGCCGTATTCTCATGCAACTCGTCGGCGATTCGGGACACGGCCCCCAGCCTCGTCTTGAGCGCCGCCAGCTCGCGCTCCAGCTCGCGGTTACGGTCTATGAGCGAGAGGTTGTCGGCGATGACTTGCTCGTTAAGCATCGCCGTCGCCTTTCTCAACCGTCACGTACAGGGTGTCCCCGACCTCCAGGCCTTCGAAGACGGCCCACGGAAAACAGGCCCTCACGTGGTTGCCGTCTGCTGTCACGTACACGATGCACTCGTCTTCGGGGAGGAGAGACACCGACTTGACGATCATCTGTTCTCTGAACATGACTGTCATTGGTCCACCACCCTCGCCCCGCAGTTCGGGCGGTACGCCTCGAAGGCGATCATCGCCGTGGCCCTCGGGCCGAACGCGACGGCCATGAGGGCGAAGCCCGCCACGGTCTCGATGAGGTCCGCGGCGCGGCGCTTAATCCCCATAACGGCCCCTCTCACGGTTGCGCTCCTCGCACGCGGCGAGGTACGGCGTGAGGTCGGTCACTCCGAGCGCGGCCGCGAGGTTGCAGCACGCGGTGACGGTGTCGGCGATCTCGGCGAAAAGCGACTCGCGTGCAGCATGCACCCGCTTCTCGCTGGTCCCTTCGACGGCATCCCAAAGCACCTGCCACGCTCCGAAGACCTCGGCGGCCTCCTCGAGCACCTTCAGGGCCTGCTCCTTGGTCGGCTCGACGCGTGGGAACGCGCGGACGCCGCCGAGCTTGATGTATGTCATTCGGACACCTCCGAAGGTCTTGCCAGAATGTCGTAAAGAGCATCGGCGCACATCGCTGGGAAGTCGTCTTTGATCGCCTTGTTCATCGCCGAGCGGAGCATCGCATCTATCTCGGGCCGCATCTTCTCGGCCTCCTCGTCGATGACCCTCTGGACGTGCGTCAGCTCGTACTTGCCGGTGTTGAAGTCGTGCACCTTCCCTATGAGCTGATACGGTTGGAGCCTGACGATCGTCTTGTGCACGGCGTTGCGAATCGCCCCGTGCGTGTCCTCGCCCATCTCCTCGATGCTCCGCCAGAAGACGTCCGACGCCACTTTCCTGATGAAGTCGCGGTATCTATGAACCCCGAAGTAATCGTTGACCTCTCTGGTCACATACTCCTCGACGGCGTATCTGATTTCATCTTTCAGTTCGTCCCTGCTGAGGTACTCGCCGACCTCGACATCTATCTTCAATTCCATTTAGGACACCTCCTCGATCAAAAAGTCGATGCACTGCCTGCACTTCCTCAGGTCCTCCAAGCCGTTCTTGCGCGTCCATCGCCACAGGTACTTGAACGCGCAGCCCCACCAGTACGACGCCATCGGGGAGAGCCCGCTGCCGGCCATCGCCGATTTCAGCGCGTCCTTGGCCTCGATGCCGCCGCCCGCGTAGTGGGACGGGTGCGACACGGCGTCGCTTTCCTGTCGCGACAATGTCGTTCCGCTCACTTCGCCCTCCTGTTCCATCTCTCGACCGCCGCCTCGATGGCGAGGTCGCGCGTCACGTCGCGCCCTGTGGGGTCGTACGTGGCGGTCTGGTAGTCGCGCGTCGTGGACACGTGGCAGATGGGGCACACGACACGCGCGTCCACGTCCGGCTTGTAGATGCTCCACGTCTGGATGTACGGACCCTTGCGCGCGTCCGCCTTCGGGCCGCACCACGGGCACGGCGCCATGCCGTCCACGCGGACGTTCTGGCCGTCGTCGTAGGTGATGTGCAGCCCGCCCGGCGTCATGCGGTCGCGGGCGAACTCCACCTCGGGGTCGATGCCGCCCATCAGCGCACCCCCGCGAACTCGACCCACGAGCGCACGTCCAGCATCTCGATGCCGCACGCCCTCGCCACCTCGTACTCGGTGCGCGCCCCCTCGGAGCCGATCCACCCGTCCAGCAGCGCCACGCCGTCGGCGTTGTCCAGCATGTTGTGCAGGCTCATGCGCATGGCCCTCTCGCGCGTGGCGTCCTCCGGGATGAAGTCGTGCGGGATGCGCGCGTTGTATCCCGCCGCGACCAGCTCGGCGCGCGCCTCGGCGAACGCCTCGCGGTTGAGGCCGGGCTTCCCCGTCACCGGGCCGATCACGTAGAGGTTCATCGTTCCACCCCCGCGAGTTTCTTGGCGCGGCGGATGAGGTCGATGGCGCATCCTCGTTCTTCATCGGCTGCGTAACGGAACGTAAACCCCATGCAGCTCTTGTACTTTCCACGGCACACAGCGGAAACGTTTGACGCGCTGGCACCAATTGCGCGAGCAGCATCATGGATGCTATCGAAATACTCTCCGTCATCGCGTATTACAGGCCTCTTGTGGTTATCGGCAGCGATTCTCGTGGTGTCATCAAGGTGAGCCATGCGTTTCGGAGTGTGAAGTAGGCCGTTTTCTGATGCATGTTCCATGTTCTGCTTGCGTGTACACCATTCAAGGTTTTCCGCGCGATTGTCCGTCTTGTCGCCATTGATATGGTTGACCTCGGGGAGACGATCATCGTTCGGGACAAAGGCCGCGGCGACTAATCGATGAACAAGCCTGTTGTGCTTGGTTTTACCGTTACGTAGAGAGACTGAATAGTAGCCGTTCCGGCATTTAAAAGGCCGTATTTCAGAAGCGCTTTTAAGGCTCAGGACTCTACCGGCATTACTCACCATATATCCGTTCGAGTATCCAGGTACAAAGACAAAAACCTCGTGTTCCATCATTTCCACCTCCCCGCGCTGACAATGGCATCAATTCGTTTCGCCATATCCTCGCCAATTTCATAAACGACAGATTCCCTTGTTTCATATGCCGGGCGGGTGTGGGTTACTGTTTTCGGGAAAAGCCCGCTGCCCATCTCCTCAACCATCACGATCGTGTCGCCGTCGCAGTTCTTCGCAAAGCGCGAAACCGTGAAGCCGGTGTCGCCGTATATCCGCGGCGCGTACACCGTATCGCCGACCTCGATCTCCACCCCGTCGGCGTCAAACACCTTCGGCGCGGTGCGCTTGAGCGACTTATAATCCTCGATGCGAAGCCACTTCTCATGGTCGACACCAACGACCGACAAGAACGCAGGGCCGGAGCGGTATAGCTTGAAACCCTGTACCGTCTTTATGGCTCCATCGTTGTCGATAGAATCACCGAACCACACCGCCTCGCCGTCCTCGAAGCGAGGCCACATGTCGAGGATGCGCCGCTCCCTCTCGGTGAGCCTGCACTTGCCCGTGTCCGCCGACTCGGCCATCGCGGCGCACACTGAGCGAGATTTTCTCTCGTTGCGCGCGTCGAAATCCTTGGTCATCTCCATTCCTCCCATCTGTCGCAGGTGTCGGCCTGCATGTCCACACGGCAGAGGTCCATGAAGTCCAGCGCCGCGCACCAGTCGCCGTAATCGCCCGGCGAGCCGACCAGCCTCAGCTCGCACAACCCCATGTCGCAGCACTCCTCGATGCAATGACTGCACCACATGCACACCCGGTCGCCGTCCGGCTCCCCGTGCGCTTCGTCCACCATCTCGCCCGTGCAGTTGTCGGGCAGGTTGAAATCTCCCATGTTCCTCCTCTCCGCGCGGCACCCCGGGCAAAGCCTGCTCCACGGTCGCCCGTGGTAGAGCTGCCCGCAAGCCGCGCACCTCCTAGCCCTGTGCGGCACGCCCGCGCTCCATTCGGATGATCTGCCGGACGTAGTGCTCGCATATGCCCGTCCGCTCCGCGATCTGTGCCGCCGTGAGCTTGTAGAGCTTGCGCGCCAACTCGTGCGCCCGCTCCACGCACAGCTTGCGATATTCGTTCATTTTTCGACCCCCTTCACACCGCATAATCTGACACCCTCCGCGAAGCCCTCCGCGTACACGGTCTCGCGCTCCGACGACTCCAGCCTCCTGCCGTCCTCGAGGCCCTTGGCGTACCCCGCCTTGCGCCCGCTCTCGAACGCCTTGCGGCGCGCGGACTCCACCTGCCGGCGCAGCTCGGCCGTGCGCTCGCGCTCCGCGTCCTCCACCGCCTTGACGGCGCGGTGGCCGTGGTTCAGCGCGTCCATGAGGTCCTGCAGGCTTTCCGCGATGATCTGCGGCGCGTCCATCACAGCCCCCATATCATCCGGGCGACGAACGCGAGCATGAGCACCGCGCCGCCGATGAAGATGAGCGCGGTGACCGCCGCCGCGATGAGGAAGACGATCTTGTCTTTGAGGTCGCTCACAGCTCCACCTCTTTGAATCGGTCGGCGAGCGCATCCAGCTCGGCGTGAACCTCCTCCAGACGCGCCAGCACGTCGCGGGCGTCCCCGCATTCGGCCACGTCGGCCTCCGAGAAGCCGATAACGCGGCGAATGGCCGCCGTCAGGTCGTTCGGGTAACATTCGAGCGGTTTGAGCGCCCTTCCGTCCTCCGATTCGCGGTACTTGCTCCTCGAGTTGTCGAAACCCTCCGGCATGACCCTGTAGAGCTGATAGCACCATTGGTTCGAGCGCATGATCTCGTAATCTCCGAAGCGCATGCCAGTTGCTCCTTTCTGATTCGGTTGTATTTGCTGTTTTAAGGGGTCGAGACGGCGATACAGGCCTTTTGGGCGCACCGCCCTAGCAAGTAGGCCAGCACGGCCCTCCGACCCTCCACGATTCTCAGCCGAGCTTGACGCCCGTCCGCTTGTCCTGCATGGCCACGGTCACCCACACGCCGTCGTGCTTGGCGAGCGCGTAGAAGATGCGCCGCAGGTCGAGCATGCGGTCCATCGCCGCCTCCTCGTCCTGCGTGCGAGCGACCGCTCGGTACGCGGTGGGGTCGGGCGCGCCGCTGGAGTTGCGGTAGCCCGTGGGGTCCTCGTACATGGGGCCTCCCTTGATTCGGTTGTTAGATGGGTGGTTGCGTAGCGCTTCCTCGCGCGCGCGTTTTCTTTTATCTTTTACTCTTCTTTTTTTCTTTAGAAGTTAAAGATTGGAGACGATTCACGTGCTACTGCGCTACACATAGACGTTTACCTGCTATAACATGCGTAGCAGATAGTTTTCAGAAGCGCTACGGTAGCACTTTTATCTGCTACGCCTATGCCGTTTTCGACTCTATGACGAACGTCCGGCAGTTCTTTCCGTTATGACGGCGCTGTTTTATCGCGATTTGCACGTTTATCTGTTGCAAGGTATTACGGTCGGCGTAAAGCGCCTGAATGTTCGTCATCCTGCTAGAGAACGTGCGCAATGAGCAGGGGTTTCTCTCTCCCGAATCGCTGCACCAGTCGGCGTATCGCTTGAACACCGTAGAGGTAGGCGTAGCATTCACGTCATCGCCAGTGATGCACTCCTCGAATATCCAGCGCGTGACCGAATCGTTGTCCTGCTTGACCTCCTCCACCTCCGCCATCATGTCAGGGATCGGGGTGAGCGATCCGCGCTTTATCAGTTCACCGAGCGCCATGAGGCCTAGCAGCGCGCCGCGCTCCATAACCTCTGGCTTCGCGAGCTTGGCGGCGATGTTCGGGTCGTAGCCGTCAGTTCCGGGGCTGAAGCGCCTGCGGAACGGTATGAAAGCGAGGCGCCTGAACACGCCGTCTGTGGTGTCCTGGAGGCGCGGCACGGCATTCATCGAGAACACCATGGACGCGCTGGGCCTGAACTCGAAGCCCTCGCCGTTCTTCACGTCGGTGTAGATCGCGTCGCCAGTCACCAACTTTTTGAACATGCTCAGCTCGTCGCCGCGCAGGAATCCATCGGGGATGTCATCGCCGAGATTCGCCAATTTACCGACAACGCGCCCCGCTTGGAATCTCTGCCCCAAAGTTGCGATGTCGAGCGATGACACGTTCTCGGTCCCGAGAATCGAGCGCAGCCAATTCAGGAATGTCGACTTGCCGTTGCTCGCCTTGCCGCTCGCGCCGCCCGCCCTGCCTATGAGCATCGGCGATTGGCTGAGCACGCGACGCGAGCACATGCAGGCGCCGATGACCTCCTTCATGGCTTGCAGCGTGTCGGGGTCGTTGTCCGCGACCGACTCAAGGAACTCGTCGGCCTCGTTGCGCGGAGCATCCATGTTCAGCTCGACAGGCAGCGTCGCGATTATGAACATGGATGGGGTCGGCTCTACCACCGTGTCGTTGAGCACGTCGTAGGTGCAGTTCGAGAACTGGACGTAATAGCCGCCGTCGAACGCGTTGTCGCTGGTCACGCACGGGGCCTTGTCCATGATGTAGCTCACGACCTCTGCCTTGTCCTGCTTCTTCGCGTCGTCGGCGAGTTCGAGCGTGCAGCGGTTGATGGCCCTCGCACCGAACTCCCAGCGCCGTCCGGTCCACACGGCGGGAGCGCCGTCGATGATCTGAGCCAGGTTGTTCTTAATCACGAGCTTCGCCAGCTCGTTTGTCTTGATGCCTCCCTTCGGGCCGCGCGGCAACATTCCACCGCCAGGCTTGCCGGGCGCGCCGACCTTGCGTCCGTCATCGGAGTCGTTCACCCCGCCGCCGCGCTCGTACTTGCAGGCGCTCCTCACGATGCGCTGGATGTCGCGCGAGTCCATCGGCGGCTCGCAGCGCTGGAAGTTGACGCCGAACACCGTGGCCATGATCTCCTCGTCCGAGCGCCCCACGCTGCGGAGGTGGCTCGCGTAGCGGAAAAGCGTCTTGTCGCGCTCGCCGGACTTTATCTTTTCGGGGAGCCTGAACTTGCCGTTTTCTTTGCGTGTGCCGTCCTCCCCGCCGTTGCGCTGCACGTAGTCGAGGAAGTCGAGCACGTTGCCGTCGGCGGTGGCCATCTCGCACTCCCAAGGCGAGCACCACCATTCGTAGGCATTGCCGTTGGGATGGATGGAGCCGGGCGCGACGACGAACGAGCCGTCGCATCGAACGTCGACGCCGAGCTCCTGGTTGGAGGTCGGCTTGATGTTGTTGCGGTCTGTGCGGAAGAAGTAGTGCTTGCCGCCGCTTCCGGTGATGGCCTCGGCGGTCTCGGGAAGCTCGCCGTGCTCCATCTCCCATTGCTTGAGCGTCTCCAGGCCGTTCTTCGCCTCGCTCACGTCAAAGTCGAGCACGAGCAGCCCGCCCGAAGGCGCGCCGCACGTTATGCCGATGTTGTCGTTCGGGTGCGCGCCCCAGTGGTTGATGACGTGCTCTGGGTTGTCCGTCCAATCGTTCAGGCCGTGCGGGGTGTTCGGCACCTTCGAGCGCGGCCTGCACGGGAACACCGCGAAACCGGCCCGCACGTATGCGAGCGCCGCGCGGCCCAGCTCCGACAGCTGCTCCTCCTTGGTCATGTATGGTCGACTCCTAACAGCTCGCATATCCGGCGGGCCGTGTCCCGCTTAGAGCAGAACTCGAACCGCACGCCGTGGTCCTCCTCGAGCTTGCCGATGATGCGCGCCACGGTCGGGCCGTTCATCGGCTTGCTTCTGTACTTCTTGCATCCCTTGTCGCGAAGCGGGTTGCACCTGCGGCAGCGTCGGCAGACGTAGCTGACCCAGCCGTGCAGCTTCGAGCGGTCGTTGTACTCCGGGTGCTCCTCGACGAGGATGATGAGGCGGTAGCCCTCCGCCCTCGCCCTGTCGCACTCGCGGACGAACCGCGCGTGGTCGCGCCCGATGTTGCCCGCGACCTCCTGCACGTCCTGCTTTGAATCAATCGAGATGTTCGAGCCCTCCAGCATGTAGTCGCCGAAGGGCAGCGCGGCGGCGCGCGGAGCGAAATCGACCCCGTGCGCCGCCATCCACTTCTCGATGTTGTTGTGCTTGCGCGCCTGCTGCCTAGTGTCCTCGACGATCATTAGTCGAACGGGATCGCGCCGTTATAGACATCCGCCGCCACCGGAGCAGAGGTGGAGGGTGCGGGCGTCGAGCCGCCGTTCAGCTTCTTGATCTCGCGGGCCTTGATCTTGCCGTCGCGAACGTCCTGCGCGGGAACGACCTGGCACACGTTCAGGCGGGTCTTCACCTCACCCATGTACTCGTACTCCTCTTCTTGCAGATTGAGACCGACGAGGCGCCCGGCGAACATATCGAGGCGGCCTGCGTCCCACGCCGCGAACGGGTCGAAGCCGGGATTGCTCGCCTGTATGGCCTCGAGACGGCCCTTCAGCATGCCGAGCGCCGTGTCCTTGTAGCTCATGAAGAAGTGGTGGGCGTAGAGGTGGTTCTTGCCCCAATCGTCGCTGTAGTAGCTCGCGTGCTCGCCCTCGGCGATGTCGAACACGACCTCGACGTACTCCTTGTCCGCCTTGTCGATCGCATTTACAACCTTGGCGATATACGGGCCTGCTGGCAGGCGGTTGAAACCGCCGTCCGTGGACGCCTCGACGGTTCCCCAGTTAACGTTTGTGCGCATCTGCGCTCCTTTCCGCTGCTTCTCGCAGCTTGAATTCGAACAGGCGGTCGCGCTTGTCGTAGCAATGCGGCACCTCGCCGCACGCCGCGCGCAAGGCGTCGAACGTCCTGTCGGCGGCGACGTCCTCGTCGCAGCCTTGGTTGGTGAGTTGCGTGAATCTGTCCTCGCACATGCAGACCATGACGACCAGCGAGGACGGGCTAATCATCGGAGCCGATGTACTCATGGATCCCGTCGTTAACGAGCTTCAGGTCGTTCGGCAGCTTTGCTTCCTCGAAGATGCCGCAGCACTTCGCCGGCGGCTTGCCGTCCACGATGAACACGTGCTCGCCGTCCACGACTTCGCAGAGGATACAGACGTTGACCATGCCCAGCAGGTCAATCTTCTCGTTGACCATCTTGCCGAGCAGCTTCGGGATGATGTTGTTGAACGCGTCGGAGTCTGTGTGCATCGTTATATAGACCACGACGTCCTGCGGCAAGTCGTTGACGAACTCCACCGTGTTGTACACCTCCGCGGCGATTGCCTTGTAGATGGCGTACTGGTCCTTGTCGTTGATGCGGTGGATGAACAGGTCGGTCACGCAGTACCCGAAGTCGTCCACCACCACAGTGTTGTAGCGCTTGGCGTACTCGCCGATGATTCCGCGCAGCTGGCCGAAGTCCTTTGTTCGGGCGAACTTCTTGCCCCCGCGGAACGGGAGCATGGTCTTCTCGCACTCGATGAGGCCGTAGGAATCCTTCGGCAGGTTGCGCAGCGAATACGTCTTGCCCGAGCCGGACGGTCCGAGGATCAGAACAGGCACGCCCATCACTCCACCTCGCAATCGCATCGCTCGGCGGACGGTTCGCTACCTATGGAGTCGAGTCGCACCGGAACCATCCCGCCGAGCTCCTTGATGCTGAGCTTCAGGCGGTTGATGTACTCGCCGTCGCTTTCGCGCTCGTTGCGGGCCTTGTGCTCCAGCAGCTCGCGGTACTCGGCGAGCGTGACCGTGACGGTCAACTCGTCCTCCCCCTTGTAGTCATACGGGTCGAGCCACTTCGACATCTACTCCACCTCCCCGCCGAGCAGCCCCGCGACCGCAGACGGCAGCTCCCCCGCCATCGCGCGGGCGACCTTCAGTCCGTCGACCTTGAGCATCGTGCCCTTGTAGTGCTTCGGCTCGTCGACCTCCACCATCGCGCATCCGTCCGGCAGGAGGCCGTAGTCCATCGCGGCATCGACGACCGCCTTCTGGCAGCTCGCGCCGCATATGATGGTTGAGAGCACGTCCGCGCCCTCGTCCGTGGTGCGCAGCCATTCGACCAGCTTCTTGGTGTCTGTCACGCGCATCTCCACGCCCTGCTTGGGCTTGGTGAAGGTCAGCGACAGCGTGCCGACCTCCTGCTCATGCAGCTTGAGCTTCACGCGGTCGGCGCCCGTGGTCTCGTACAGCGCGATCATGCTGTCGTCGATCTCGGTGCGCAGGTTCGCCCCGCCCTTGGGCCGCGTCGTTATCCGCTCGTTCGCCGCGTCGGCGATGGCCTTCCACAGCGCGAGCTCCTGCATCTCCGTGAATTGCATGTGTCCTCCTCCTCGTTAGTAGATGAACGCCTGCCCGAACAGGACGCCGAGCCTTATGAGCGCGACGGCGAGCAGGTACGAGCCGCAGATTCCCGCCGCCGCGAGCGACAGCGCTGCCAGCTCCTGAACCCGTGCATCCATATCTCGTCCTCGGCGAGCCTGCGGAGTTCGCGCACAATCGACGCGGACAGCGGAGCCGCGACGCGCGCGGCCCTCTTCATGTCGTACAATCAAGACGACCTCCTTTTTGTTTGGCTTGGGTTGGTCATTTGCCCTTGTGCGTGCTGCAACACGCATGAGGGCTTTCTCTTCTGCTTGCGGAGCGCATTGGCCTTCCGGCTTATCGCGTGCGCCCCCGGCGCTATCCGTGCATTCTCAGGCCCCACGGCGGGCGCGTCTGCGGGAAGCGGTCGCCACCGGCTCCCCCGGCTCGCGACGTTCCCTGTATTCGGTTCTCAAGGGTCTCGAACCAGATACGGATGGCGGACGGGTCGCGCTATGATTGACGCGTCTCAAAACGCCCCCGATCTTTGGAGGTGGTCTTTTGACCAACGTTTTGAGCACGCGGCCTCTTCTCAATCGATAGTGCCGCACGCGCCTGAGCAGCGCAGAGACTATCGCCTCAAGGGCTTTTGCTCTGGAAGCCGCGCATGGCGCAACCTCGCTGAAACTGCATAGGGAAGGCGAGGTGTGGCCCCGCACGGGACCGGCGCGTGTGTGCAGGGGAAGAGAAACAAGCTTGGCGGCTTGGGGAGTTTCGAACAGAGCTAGGGCTCCCCACCCGTCCGCCATTCGTATCCGGTTCTCAAGGTTCCTTCCGTCCCCCCGTCGAGGCCATCCCGAATCTCGTCTGGAGACATGTGGTAACGGCGGGATGGCCGTGGTGGAGGGGCGGGTTTGCGAGCGACCCCGCGCGGAGCGCTCTGGCGCGCTTTTCAGCGCGATAGAATCGTGGGTGGATAAGAAGGGGTGTTGGATGAATCGACTGAACCGAGAGCAGGAGAAGACGCTCAGAATCATCTGGAAGCATCGAAACGAGAACGAGAACCGCGACTTGATAGAACGCGAAAGCGGAGACCGGAAGCTTCTTCTCGAACTCTCCCATGCGGGGTTTGCGGCCATTCACAGCAGCATCCGAGACGATGGGGATAGTGACTATCAGCACGTCTCGCTTACCAGCTCGGGTCGGTGTTACTTCTCAGAAAAAAGGCGCGACCTCTTCCAGAGGTACATGCCGGTCATCCTGTCCGGCGGCCTCGGCATCATCGCGATGCTCATTGGTACGTTCGTCGGAGCCTTCCTGACCGGATGGAGGCCGTAAGTCCACGACGCGCAGCTCCTTATCTCCATCACCTATCGCACACACGTCGTCCATCGGGACAATCGCGATTGCGACGCCGTATCCTGTGCCGTCGAGGACGCGCATCATCTCCGCGACCGTGTGCCATTCGCGGTCGGGAAAGGACACACCGTGCTTTCCCAACGCGACGTCGAACGTCTTACGCGAGAAATAGGTCAAACCGCTGTCGGTCAGGCGGTAGTACGCCTTGCGTTTGAACAGACCCATAGAGATCACCTTCCTCCCAAATCGAATGCCGCCTCAACGGACGGCGGCGACCATCTCGGCTATTTCCAACCGAGCAGATCGTTGGGCGTGCAGCCGAGCGCACGCGCAAGCTTCGCGATGCTCTCTAGCGTCGGCGCGCACGTCTCGTTCTCGTACTGCGAGATGGAGCGCGAGTTGACGTCGGAGCGCTTGGACAGCTCGTCCTGCGAAAGGTCGAGGAAGCCACGTCGGCTGCGCAGCTCGGCGGCGAAGCGCTCGGTGTACGTCATGTTCTCCGTCATCGGATCACCTCCTTTCCGTGAAACCGTCCGCACATCGATGCGCCCAAGGCCGCGCCGCCGAAGAACAGCGACAGCGGCAGCAGCGCGTCGCACAGCCCGCTATCGCCGAGCGCGAGTGCGAGCACCGCACCGCCCAGAAGGCAGACCTGCGCGGACAGGAACAGGCGCTCTATGGTCTTGGCCATGGGTCCGGTCGTTCCTTTCTCTTCGAGCGGCCAATGAGCCGGTGACGCATGTCAACGGCTTCCCTAGAATCCTTGGGGTTCCCCTAGGATTCGTACGTAATAGGGAACTTCTTCCGTATTGCTATTAATTATCATAGGTAACTTCTTCCCTATGTCAATACTAATTACGGAAATATTTGCGTATAAAATTGAATAGTTATAGAATTAAGTTGCTGATTTGAGAGGAGCTTGGGATGGAATTGCAGCTTAAGCAAATTAGAAAAGCGCAAAAGATTACCCAGAAACAAATGGCTGATTTGCTTGGGGTAGACCTTAAAACCGTTGGCAATTGGGAACTCGGCAAGACGACAATCAAACTCGACGACGCCTGCCGCATCTGCCGCGCCCTCCACTGCACCCCCAACGACCTCTGCGGCTGGTACATCGACCACCCGGAGGACGCGCCGCGCGACGCGTCGCCTCCCCTCGCCCCGGACGAGGCCGTCGTGGTGGAGGGTTACAGGTCATGCACGCCCGAGTGGAAGCGCCATGTCCGCATGGACGTGGAGGCCGCCGCGGGCGCGTCCTTAAAGAGCGCCGAAAGTGCTCCATCTGTAGCCGAGGAGAGGTCGGCTTAGGGCGGACGGGAACGGCGGCCGGGCGGGCGAGTTTTCGGTGAAGATGGCAATCTTGAGAGCGTGCGACGCAAAGCGTTGACACAACGCGATGGGAGTGATTAACATGAGCGACAACAGTACCCCGCACGCGACCCACGAGAGTGGAGCGAACCAGGCGGGGTCGTTTTGTATCTCGCCGAAACCTCCGTTGACATACAGGCAGCAGGTCGACCTCATGGTCTCGCGCGGCCTCTTGGTAAAAGACGAGGCGGATGCAGCGCTGAAGCTATCTGAGGTCAACTACTACAGGCTGCGCGGGTACTGGCTCACATACGAGCGGGACGGGCGATTCATGCCCAGCACGACATTCGAAATGATTTGGGACACCTACCGATTCGACGCCGAGTTCAGGAACCTCATATGGTCCCTCATTTCGCCCGTCGAGATAAAGGCGAGAACGTCCCTCGCCTATCACATGTCGCACGAGTGCGGACCGCTCTCCTATGGGGACGCAGGGATGTTCCGCGACGCGAACAGGCACGCGAAGTCAATTGCGTCAATCAGGCGCGAGGTCGAACGGGCGAAACGCGACCGGGTCCCATGCGTCCTCCACAACTTGGAAAAATACGGAGACCTCCCGATCTGGGCGGCGGTGGAGATCATGAGCATGGGCACCGTCTCACAGCTCTACGGCAACCTAGACCCCAGCCAGTGCGGCGCGCAGAAGGCTATCGCAGCCGACTTCGGTGTGAAGCCGTTCCTGCTCAAGAGCTGGCTCAGGCATCTCACGTACGTGCGCAACATCTGCGGTCATCACAGCAGGCTTTACAACCGCATCATGACGGTCAGGCCGACGCTCATGCGGGCAGACGCAAGGCTCGACGGGAACAAGGAGCTACCGACCATCGTGGTGCTCAAAAGGATCTACGAGCGCCTGTGGCCCGAAGCGTGGCCCACAGCGGTCGGAAGGCTCGCCGAGATCATCGAGCACCACCCTTCTGTCAGCGTGGCGCCGCTGGGATTTCCGACGAACTGGGTTGAAGTCATACGGTAAGGATCCACCATCTGCGGAAGCAGGTAAACCAGCCCCGCTCCCCCATCAGCTTGCAGGCGAGGGGAACGGGGCCAAGAAAGGGAGTGCGGGGCCGTAGCCGACCGCGCCCATTCCAGCCACGAAAGGTGGTAGCCACATTATGCCATCAGATGCACGGTATGGATGCCTTCGCGTCCCGAAGAAATGCCTTGGCCTTGCCCATCATCGAATTCTCCTGGGCGAACGCGACGCCCTCCATCGTGACGCGGGCGTTGAGCGCGGTGACGGACGCATCGCCGCCGAAGAACCTATGGATGGTCACGCCGTCGATGTAACCGTGGTCCACGAGTTCCTCCACCACGGCGAGCCAGTAGGAGCGCGGGATTCCGAGCGCGTCGCTGGACCACTTCAAATCATCGGGCTCGACGCCCTTCTTCATACAGTCGTACAGGTACGCGATGATCTTGTACATCACCACGTACATGTCGTTATGCGCCATGCGGCCTCCGTCTCAATGGGGTGATTCCATTATGCCACGCAAGCCGAGGAAAACCGAAACCCGAAAAGGCGTCATCTACGCCCGCTTCAGCTCGCACGCCCAGCGCGAGGAGTCCATCATGGACCAGATCCGCGTGTGCTCGGGCTACGCGGAGCGCGAGGGCATAGAGATCGCCGCGACGTACGCCGACGAGGCGCGCAGCGGAACGACCGCCGCCGGCCGGCCCGAGTTCCTGCGCATGGTCGCCGACGCCCAGAAATCGGACTGGGACTGCGTGATCGTGTACAAGTCCGACCGCTTCGCGCGCAACCGCTACGACGCGGCCACGTACAAGGCCAAGCTCCGCAAGGCGGGCGTGGATCTGCTGAGCGCCACCGAGGGCGTGCCGGACGGCCCCGAGGGCATCATCTTGGAGTCCGTGCTGGAGGGCATGGCCGAGTACTACAGCGCCAACCTCGCGCAGAACGTGAGGCGCGGAATGGAGGGCAACGCGCTGAAGTGCCTCCACAACGGCGTCCGCGTCTTCGGCTACGACTGCATGCCGGACGGCTCGTACGAGGTCAACGAGCACGAGGCGCAGGGCGTGCGCGCCGTGTTCTCCATGGTCGCGTCCGGCTCCACCAAGGCCGCCGCCGCCCGCCACCTCAACCACGGCGGGTGGAGGACCAAGCGCGGCCGCGAGTTCGGCGTGGAGGCCGTCAGCTCCATGCTGGACAACGAGAGGTACATCGGCGTCTACAGCTGGGGCGAGGTCCGCGTGGAGGGCGGCATGCCGGCGATAATCGAGCGCCGGCAGTGGGACGACGTGCACGCCAAGATCAAGGCGCGCGGCACGCGCAAGGGCGTCAGGAACGAGTCCTACCTGCTCTCCGGCAAGATGTACGACGCCGACGGCAACCCGTTCGAGTCCAACTGCGGCACCTCCCGCAACGGCAAGCGCCACTACTACTACCGCGTCAAGTCCACGGGCGCGTCCATCCGCAGGGACGAGGCCGAGGACCGCGTGCGCCGCGCCGTCGCGCAGGTGCTCGATGAGAACCCCGAGCTGGACGAGATGATCGTGGACGTCGTGATGCAAGCCCAATCTGAATCCGAGTCGGTGGAGCGCGACGCCATCGACGCCATGAAAAAGCGCCTCCCGCAAATCGACCGCGAGATAGACAACCTCATCGAGCTCGCCGCGAAGACGGGCGCGGGCAAGACCATACCTGAAAAATTGAGGGCGCTGGAGCACGAGAGGGACGCCCTCGCCCTCCAAATCGAGGAGATGGAATCCAACACCCCGCCCATCGAGCCGGACATGGTGCGCTACCTGCTGTTTCAGCTCCGCCAGTGCAGCGGCCCCGATTCCATCGTGCGCGGATTCGTGGACCGCATCGAGGTGGACGCGGAGGGGCGCATGTTGGTGATTTTCAACCTCTGCACCCCCTCTGACCTGCGGGAACAAGAAAAATCCCAAACCGATGAAGACCGGTTTGGGAAATTAAGGTTTGGTAGCCCGTACCGGATTCGAACCGGTGATCTCCGCCTTGAGAGGGCGGCGTCCTGAACCGCTAGACGAACGGGCCATTATGTAGAGGAGCTTACGAGTGCTCCGAAAACTCTTGGTAGCCCGTACCGGATTCGAACCGGTGATCTCCGCCTTGAGAGGGCGGCGTCCTGAACCGCTAG